AGGAATCATTCCTCTGCTACGACGATCTGGCGACGTTCGCGACGGCGGCGCTCTATTGCGAGGAGAACGAGAAGCCGCCGACGGGGGCGCCATTCGGCGGGCTCCTGTTCCGGGCGCTCCCGATCCAGGAGTACGTGATCGAGGAAGCGCACGACGGCCTGGTGGACACCGTGCTGCGGAGCTTCGAGCTCTCTGCGCGGGCGGCGATCCAGCGGTTCGGGCGCGACACGGTGTCCGAGCAGATCCGGGGCGCGATGGACAGCGGGCGGGGCGACGACCGCTACCGCATCCTGCACGGCGTGTATCCCCGGGCCGATGCCGCACGCACGCGCTACGGGAGCCGCGGCTTGCCGGTGGTGTCGTGCTACGTGGAACACGGGACGCGGACCTTGCTGCGGGAGTCCGGGTACCACGAGTTCCCGTATGCGGTGCCGCGCTGGTCGAAGCTCTCCGGCGAGGTGTACGGCACCGACTCGCCCGCCATGATCGCGCTGCCGGACATCAAGACGCTGAACCAGGCCGACATGCTGACGCTGCAATCCGGTGAGCTCGCCATCCGGCCGCCCTACGTGCAGATGGAGGACGGTATCGTCGGTGACATCGACCTCCGCCCGAACGGCCAGACGGTGCTGACGCGGCCCGATGCGCTCCGGCCGCTCGAGACCGGCGGCAAGTTCGACGTGGGCCAGTTGCTGATGGAGCAGCGCCGGCAGCGCATCCAGCGGATTTTCTTCTGGGAGCAGTTGCAGCTGGTCGAGGGCCGCACGATGACGGCCACCGAGGTGGAGCGCCGGTGGGAGATCATGCGGCGCATCCTCGGGCCGACGCTGGGCCGGTTCGAGTACGAGTTCCTGAACCGCGTGATCGAGCGGGTGTTCGCCATCATGTTCCGGGCGGGCGCGCTCCTCCCACCGCCCGACTCGGTGCTGGGGGATGACCTCGACATCGAGTACGAGGGGCCGCTCGCCCGGAGCCAGAAGTCGCAGCGGGTCGGCGGGTGGGAAGCCACGCTCGGCCATCTGCACGCGCTCCAGGCGGTGTCGCCGGAAGCGGTCGTGACCGCGCTCGACAACTACGACCTGGACGATGCACTTCGGGACCAGGCCACCATCGTCGGCTTGCCGCCGTCTTATCTGCGCTCGCGGGAAGAGGTGGCGCAGGTGCGGGCGCAGCGGCAGCAGATGCAGCAGCAGGCGTTGCAGATGCAGCAGATGGGGCAGATGGCCGAGGCGGCGGGCAAGGCGGCGCCGATGCTGACCGCGGTGGACCAGGCGGCGCAGACCGGCCGGCAGCTGCCGGCGCCGCAGGCGGCGTGACGATGGCGACGCCCGAGGACCGCATCCGCGAGGAGCTCCGCAAGCGCCGCACGCAGGCCGCGGCCGAGGTGGCGGGTACCGCGGGCTGGAAGTTCATGCGCCTCGATCTCTACGCGCTGGCCAAGCAGGCGGGCAACGGCGAGCGCGCGGCGGGGATCTACGACGCGGTCGCGCAGATCGAGCGGTACGCGAATGAGGACTACGTCCGGGCCGCGCCCGAGGTGCTGACGCTGCCGGGAGTGAGTGATGGCCGATGAGCCGCTCTGGGTCTACATCGTGACGACGATCAGCGACGGCCAGGTGGAGGACGTGTCGGCGTTCTCGACCTATGCGGACGCGGCGGCCTGCTACCCGTGGGCGGATGTGCACGTCGTCGTGGTGGACGCCAAGCGCCCGGTGGTGAACCATGGCTGACACGCTGCTGGCCCCCGATCCCGTCGCGACGCCGCCTGCCGCGCCGGCCCCAGCGCCCGCGGCTGCGCCGGCTCCGGCGGCGGTGTCCGCGCCCGTGCGGCCGACCGACTGGCGCGCCGATCTGCCCGAGACGATGTGGGCGGATCGCAGTCTGGCCGATGTGCCTGACGTGCCCACGCTGGCCAAGCGGTTCATCGATACGAAGGCGATGGTCGGCAACTCCGTGCGCGTGCCCGGCGCCGATGCCAAGCCGGAGGACGTGGCGGCGTTCCACAAGGCGCTCGGCGTGCCGGACACGCCCGACAAGTACGACGTGAAGATGCCGACCTTGCCCGAGGGGCTGGGCCTCACGTTCAGCCAGGAGGACCTGACCGATTTCCTGACGAACGTGGCGCACAAGCACGGGGCGCCGCCGGCGCTGGTGCAGGCGGCGATCGAGTGGGACACGCAGCGGCAGATCCGCCTGGCCGATGCGCTGACGCGCCAGCGGGCGGAGGCCTACAAGACGGCGGAAGCGGCGCTCCGGCAGGAATGGGGCGGCGCGTTCAGTCGAAATGTGGGGCTCGCCCGCTCGGCGGTGCGCGTGATGTTCAGCGACGACCCGGCGCTGGGCCAGGCCATCGAGCAGGCCGGCAACAATCCGAACCTCGTGCGCGGGCTCGTGCGGATCGGCGAGATGCTCCAGGAGCAGGGCGAGATCCGCGGCGACGAGGTGCCGGGCGGGCGCACGGAGACCGAGATCCAGGCCGCCATCGACCAGATCAAGGCCCGGCCGACCGCCGAGCACGATCCGCGCGCGGCCGACGAGATCCTGGCCCTCACGCGCGAGCTCCTGACGGTGCGGGGCCGTGCGGGGCGGCGGTGAGGCGCACGGTCCATGCCCTGGTGGTCCTCCATTTTCCCTACGCGCCCCACGGGCTCGACCCGTGGAGCCGGCGTGATTTGGCGTCCGCGCTCCGGCAGCTGGGTGGCGCGATCGAGGAGGGCACGGTCATCGGGGGAACGGTCGTGGTGCCGTTCCAGGAAGGAGCGCTCATGGAGGTGAAGTGCGTGCTGTCCGGGCCGAACGGGAAGATGTGGCGTCTCGAGATGGAGTACGACAACCTGCCGCCGGAGTACGTGATGGCCATCGCGGCGCAGTGCCGCAACTACTACAACCTCATCAAGAACACGCCGGGCGGCGCGGGCGGCAGTGACCGGCAATACACCTACGAGTTCAGCTACGACGCGAAGGAGGCGGGGCCGAAGGCGGCGCCCCCGGAGTTCGCGGAACTGTTCAAGGGCAAGGTGAAGACGGACGAGCTGCTCTACTCCGAGGCGTGCGGGTTTCAGAACGCGGGCATCACGCTGCTCCAGCAGCTGATGACCGATGCGGCGAACGAAATCAAGTCCGGCCAGCGGCAGTAGAGGAGACCGCGCCATGCCCATGACCGTGCTGATCCTCGGACAGGCCTACAACGTCGACGCCGGTGAGCGCCCGCCGGCGCTGCCGAACCCGCCGGGCATCTGGGGGCCAACCGATCCGCGCCCGACCAACCCGATCGCAGGCATTCCGGGCCTGCCCGGGTACGAGCCTCCGCGCCCGCCGCTCGGGATCTGGGGTGGAGGGAACCAGCCGTTCCCGACCCCGCCGATCTACTGGCCGGGCTACCCGAACTGGCCGCAACCCCCGCAGCCACCGCTCGGCATCTGGGGTGGAGGGAACCAGCCCTTCCCGACACCGCCCATCTACTGGCCGGGGTATCCGAACTGGCCACCGCAGTCGCCGCCGGGCATGTGGGGGCCGAACGATCCGCGCCCGACGAACCCGATCTCGGGGATCCCGGGGCTCCCGGGCTATGAGCCGCCGACGCCGGGCGAGCCGCCTGGCGGTGGGGGCGGGCCGGTGGGCGAGTGGCGCTGGGTCTACTCGCCCGTCTACGGGTGGGTGCTCGATCCCGGCAGCGGCGGCAAGCCGCAGCCGGTGCCGCCGCCGGAGGAGTCCGGCCCGGCCGCGTGATGCTGTAACTCGTCCCGCCGGCCGCGCCTGACGCGCATGGGAACCCGTCAGGCGGCGGCGCGGTGGGGCGGGGGTCGTGACCACGTAGGACAGCGCCGGATTCCCCGCGAGGGCCCGGCGGCGCCGGGGGCAGACCCGGCGAGGGGACGGAGCGCGTCAGGCTCCGAGGTGAGCCCGGATTGGCCGGACTCCTCACCGTTGACCAGGGAACCACCTGAGCGACGGAAAGGGTTGTCATGGCCGAGACCATCGACACAGCATTCGTTCACGCCTACACCACCGAGGTCCACCGCCTCGCGCAGGACGGCGAGGACGGCTCCAAGACGCGCAGCGCCGTCCGCCTGAAGACCGGCGTCGTCGGCAAGAGCTTCAACTTCGAGCGCCTCGGCGCCTCGGAGCTGCCCATCATCGCGGGGCGCCACAGCCCCACGCAGCTGCTGAACCCGGAGCACTCGCGGCGCCGGTGCGTGTTCAGCGACCGCGGCGGCGCCATCCTGCTGGACAAGCACGACGAGGTGAAGATCCTCATCCAGCCGAAGAACGACTACGCGAAGAACCACGCCTCGGCGTACAACCGCGCGGTGGACCGCACCGTGTTCGAGGCGGCCATCGGCTCGGCCACGGCCGTGGCGGCGGACGACACCACCTCCAGCGTCGCCATCGGCTCTGGGCAGCAGATCGCCGCGGGCGGCACCGGGCTCACGTTCGAGAAGGTGAACCAGGCGGCGCGGATGCTCAACGAGCGCGACGTGCCGCAGCGGGACCGCTACTTCGCCGCCTCTCCGCAGGGCTTCGAGGATCTCCTCGCCGAGACGGAGGTGACCTCGAGCGATTTCTCGCAGCTGATGGCGCTGAAAGAGGCGCGGTTCACGGGGCCCTACATGGGCTTCACCTGGATCATGTCCACGCTGCTCGCGCTGGCCACCACGACGCGCTCGTGCATCGCGTGGCAGAAGGACGGCATCGGGCTCGCCATTCCGATGGACCTGAATACGGAGATCAACACGCGGCCGGACCTGAACAACGCCTGGCAGATCTGGGCGGGCTGCAGCGTGGGGGCGGTGCGTATCGAGGAGGCCCGCGTAATCCAGGTGGACATCGTTGAGAGCTGATCTCCTGGCGTCGGGCGGGGTCGACGCTTCATCACCCATGAGCTAGGGAGGCAAGCTATGGCGGCATTCACGGGGACTCCCACGAAGTCGACACAGTACGCAGCGGCCACGTCCGGGCGCGGCGGGCCGATCGCCGCCACCGGGCTCAACGCGAGCGTCTTTCAGTACACGCACGCGGCGGGGGCGGGCACGGGCGAGGTCAATCTGCTCGTGCTGCCCGCGGGGCGGCTCCTGGTCTTTTCGCAGCTCTCGCGCGTGGAGTCGGCGCTGATGACGACCAACGCGGATCTGCACCTCGGCTTCCGCGCCTACGTCGAGCCCGACGGTGACGCGGTGGCCGAGGACGATAACGCCTTTCTCGACAACGGCGATGCGGGCGCGGCCATCTCCAGCGTCTGGCCCTTGCCGGCCGTGACGGCGACGGACGGCCCGGGCGTCTTGTCGGTCAACGTGCAGCGCTCCACCGCGGCCGGCTACACCGACAAGGGATTCGTGGTGTACGCCATGATCGACACGGCGAACATCAACGACGGCAACACCATCCGCGGCTACTGCGTCTGGGCGGCGCCGGGGGCCTGAGCGGATTCCCGGCAGGCGGGGCTGCCCGCGGGCCCCGCCGGACCCTCCCATGGCGACCAACACGCCGCTCGAGCTCGTGGCGCATCCCCTCGGGAAGCGCACGATCCGCATCTGGAAGTGGACCGGCGTCAATGCCGGCGACGATTGCCGGTCCGTGGTGCTGGGCGCGTATTCGGACAAGACCGTCTACTTTCATTCCTCCGGCGCGTTCGGCGGGAGCCTCACCTTCGAGGTGTCGCCGGAGCCCGACGAGGCGCTGGCGCGCTACGTGACGGCCAAGAACGCGGAATCGGCAGCGGCCATTGCGGACGTGTCGGCAGAAGCGGCGCACACCATCCTGACGCACGGCTACCGCGGGCGTCCGACGGCGGGCGCGGGCGTGGTGGGCGTGAACGTCTATCTCGTTCTGGAGTCCACGAGGTGACCCGATGAGCCAGCGACAGGACACGAAACCGGTGACCGATCTGCGCTCCGCGTTCGAGGCCTCCGGCGCGCTGGTGGTGGTGGCCACGCGCGTGGCGGCCGTGCTGGAGCAGGCCGTGGCGGCGCAGGATCTCCTGACCAGCCACGAGCGGCGCGTGCAGGAGCTCGAGCACCACGCGCAGCAGCTCACCGACCAGGTCAAGGCGCTCCAGCGGCAGGAAGCCGACGCCACGGCGCGGCAGCGCGGTGCCGAGGACGCGGCGCGCGTGGAGGTGGCGCGGGCCACGCAGGGGCGGGATGCCACCCTGGCCGAGCTCGCGCAGGGCCTCGCCCGGGCGCAGCGTCAGCACGCCGAGCAGCTGGCGGGGCTGACGGCGAGCTTCACCGCCCGCAAGCAGGCGCTCGATGGTGAGATCGCCGACCTCGAGGCGCGGGCCGAGCGGGCGCGCACCGACGTGGCCCGCATCAAGGCCGGGCTCTGAGCGGGAATGCCCGGCTGGATCGGGCATCGGAGCGCGCCGATGCTGGTGCCGGCGGACACGCTTGCGGCCCGTCTCGGCGTGCTCCTCGTGGAGAACCTGCGGCTCCGTGAGGTCATTGGCGATGCGGTCGCGCACGCGGATTACTGGCGGCTCCGCGCGGCGATCGCCGAGGATGCGGCCCGGTGGCACGGACTGAGATCGTGATCCCCGAGGTCCTCGTCACCACCGAGGTGACGACGGGCCAGCAGCTGGCCAACAACTCGGGCATCTTCGAGATCGAGCTGACCTCGTCCGAGTGGGACGCCAAGCCCGGCATCACCGTCGACGTGACCCTCTATCACTCCCTCGACAACGGCCAGACCTGGCCCGTCTTCAACGGCTTCAGGGTGACGAGCCCGATGCGCGACACTCGCAACAACCGGATGCCGTGGATCGAGGGTGGCTTCCCGAACGTCAAGGGCAACCGTCGGTTTCGCCTGGGCGCTGTTGTCTCCGCGCCTATCCGTGTGGGCGCCATCATTAGGTACGAATAATGGCCTGGGCCGAGGTTGGCAGCGGCTCTCAGCGGGCGTTCGTCCGTGGGGCGGGCGTCGACTCTGCGAACCAAGCCTACCCGGCCAACGTCACTGCGAACAACATGCTGTCGTGCCTGTTCGGTGGCTGGTCGTCGGGCGCAGACACGTCTCTTGGGGTGACCGACACGCGCTCGTCGACCTGGACATCGCTTCTCAGTTCACCAAGTACAGCCTGGAGCAGTGGCTTTGGGAAGCCCGCTATCTGCTTCGCTATTGCACCATCCAGCGGTGCCAATACCGTGACGGTCAACCCCTCAGGAACGGGTGACTACTTCAACGCCTCCCTCGACGAGTTCAGCGGAGGAGATCCGACGACCCCGCTCAGCGTGGATGGGGGCGGCACCAACGTCTCGGGCACCAACACACCCACGAAGAGCATCACGCCAGCGACGGACGACGAACTGATCCTGACGGTCATCATCACCGACAACACGCATAGCGGTGACATGGCTCAGGGCTCGGGCTACACGCTCCAAGAGCTAGATCTCTCTGGGGCCCGACAGCCGTATGGGACAGCCCACAAGATCATGTCAGGGGGGAGCGGCGTGTCGCAGACGGTTGGCTGGTACTTGGGCGCCGGTTCCACGGGCAGCGTCACCATCTATTGTGCATCGTTCAAGCTGGCGGGGGGTGCCCCCGCAGGTGGGGCTCGCCGGCTTGTCGGTCAACCGTTCTCACTGGCGGGCCAGGGAGGACTTGCAGCGTGAGGTATATCACCCTCGGGGACACCTTCGACTTCAAGTTCACCACACGCCGGTTCTCCTCGGGCGCGCCGTTCACGCTCGCAGGCTCGCCCGCCGTGGCCGCCTACCCTGGGAACTCCACGACCGAGATCACGGCGGGGATCACCCTGACCGTCGACTTCGACAGCCGCACGGGCCTGCACAACGTGCGGATCGTGGCCACCAGCGGCAACGGCTACGCGGCCGGCTTCTACGCCGTGGTCATCACCGCCGGCACGGTCGACAGCGTCTCGGTGGTGGGCGAGGTGGTCTACGAGTTCGTGATCGGGAGCGTGCCCGCCGACGTGCGCGCCTGGAACGGCACCGCGCCGAACAATCTGGTGAGCGGGCGCGTCGACACGCAGACCGGCGCCATCGCCGCGGGGACGATCACGGCCGCGGCGTTCGCCGCGGGAGCCATCGACGCCAACGCCATCGCGACGGACGCCATCGGCTCGGCCGAGATTTCGGCGGCCGCCGTCACCAAGATCCAGACGGGCCTGGCCACCAGCGCCGCGCTCGCAACGGTGCAAGCAGACACCGACGACATTCAGACCCGTCTCCCCGCGGCCCTCGTGAGCGGTCGCATGGACGCCTCCGTGGGGGCGATGGCCGCGAACGTCCTCACGGCGTCAGCGATCAACGCGGCCGCCATCACGGCCGCGAAGTTCGCCACGGACGCGATCGACGCCAACGCGCTGGCGGCGACGGCCGTCACGAAGATCCAGTCGGGGCTCGCCACGAGCGCGGCCCTGGCCACGGTGCAGGCCGATACCGATGACATCCAGACGCGGCTCCCTGCCGCCCTAGTCGGGGGACGGATGTCCTCCCAGGTTGGGGCGATGGCCAATGACGTGATCACGGCGGCGGCCCTCGCCACGGATGCGGGGGACGAGATCGCGGACAAGGTCGCGGATGCGGTGTGGGACGAGGTGCTCGCGGGCCATCTCACGGCGGGCACGACGGGCGCGGCGCTGAATGGCGCCGGGTCGGCGGGCGATCCCTGGGGCACGGCACTGCCCGGCGCGTATGGCGCGGGCACGGCGGGCGCCATCCTGGGCACCAATCTCAACGCCACCGTGTCGAGCCGTGCCTCGCAGACGAGCGTCGACACGAAGGCCAGCCAGGCCTCGGTGGACGCGATGCAGGCGGACACGGACAACCTCCAGACGCGCCTGCCCGCCGCGCTCGTCAGTGGGCGCATGGATGCCAGTGTCGGGGCCATGGCCACCGACACGCTGACGGCGGCGGCCCTGGCGACCGACGCCGTGACCGAGATCCAGGCGGGTCTGGCCAGCGCCAGCGCCCTGGCGGCCGTGGCCGCGGCCATTGCGGCCTTGAACGACATCACGACGGACGAGGTGTGGGACGCGGTGATCGAGGGCGCCATCACGGCGCGGCAATCGCTGCGGCTGGCCAATGCGGCCAACGGCGGCAAGGTCTCGGGCGCGGGCACGAGCACGGTGACCATTCGCGATCTGGCGGACAGCAAGAACCGCGTCGTGGCCACCGTGTCGAGCGGCAACCGGACCGCCGTGACGCGCGACCTGACGTGATGCGGTGTGGACCAGCGACTACTGGACGGCCAGTGCCTGGACGCTCGAGTACTGGACGGCCGATGCCGGCGTCGCGCCGCCCACGGGTGCCGGCGGGTACTGGACGCCCGACGACTGGACGCCCGACTACTGGACGAGCGGCTACTGGAATCACGAGGATCCCGGCGGGCCGGCGCCGGAGCCGACCGGCATCGTGCGCTTCTATCCGACGTTCCGGCGCCGCCGCCGGTGAGCGCGGACTAGCGGCGAGGGGGCGTCCATGGCGCTGATCACCGCGTTACCGCCGGTCGGCACGCTCGCTCCCACGGACCTCATCTACGTCGGGAAGGACCCCGGCGGCACGCCGTCGGACGCCAAGGCGACGGTGGCCGAGGTGCTGGCCCTGCTGCCACCCGGTGGGGGAGGTGGGGGCGCCGGCTACCCGCCCGTCACCCTCACGCCCCTTGACCAGTCCACCTGGACATGGGTCAACCAAGGCGCCGCTGCCGTCACCCAGTTCGGGGGCCTCGTCCGCTTCGAGTGCCCGAACGCCGGCACCGAGAACGTCCGGGCCCGGGTGATGACGCTGCCCGGCGGCACGCCCACCGTCACCGCGGCCCTCGCGCCCTTCTTCTTCGTGCTGGGCGGGGGCGCCGACTACATGGCGCAGGGCCTGTGTCTGCGGGAGTCGGGGACGGGCAAGATCGTCAGCTTCATGCTGCAGATGGGGCCCGCGGCGACCTGGGACTTCGCCTACCGAAAGAACACCAATCCCACGACGTTCAGCGCAGGAGCCAACCTCCTTCGCCGCCTGGGTCAGGTCCCCTCGCTCGTGTTCCTGCGCCTCACGATCCTGGCCACCACCTACGAGTTCCACGTTTCCTTCGACGGGGTGAACTGGCTCCTGGCGTTCTCGGAGTCCAAGACCGCGTTCTTGCTGGGCGGAGCGGACCAAGTCGGGATCATGGCCTTCAATATCTCCTCGACGGCGCAGTCGGGCTACGCCTCGTGGGCCTCGTGGGCCGTGACATAGATGCCGCTTGACCTGATTGGTGGGGGGTCTCTTGACCTGCTCGGCGGGGGCGTCCTCGACCTCTTCTCGGACCCACCGACGCCACCGCCGAGTGGCGGCGCGAGCGCCATCTCGAAAGATGACTTCCTCGTCATCGAGAACGAGGGCGTTGTCTGGAACGATGCCACCGGAGACGTCCAGACGATGTCGACGCCGCCGCCATCGGCTGTCACGTCACGAGCGAGCGGGGGTGGGGGTGCGGGAAGCGGGACACGGTCGGTCGGTGTGGTTCAGACCGTCGAGACCAACGTGGCGATCCTCCAGGAAGCGGCCTTCACGGGGCTGTGGTCCGGAAACTTCTACCCGAACGACTGGGTCATCGCCACGGACGTGGGAGTCTCGCGCAGCCCGCGCCAACTGACCGTGACGCTCGATAGCCCTGTCGTTGCGTGCGGCTTTCAGCTTCAGTCTGTCATCTTTGGCGCGTTCACAGGGACGGCCATCTTCAAGGACACGGGTGGAGGCACACTCCTCACCCTGACACTCCCGGGCAACTCCAATCCCGCAAACGACGGGAGCGCCGTTTTCTTCGGGGCCCAAAGTGACGACGGCACGCCCATCATCAAGTCCGTTGTCATCACCTGCACGAACGACAGTAGCGGCTTCGGCATCAACCGATTTGGTCTCGTGGTGCCCGCCGCCGTGCCCCCGCCGCCGGTCATCCGGCGCCAGGTCTTCGAGTGCGCACCGGCGCCGTTCTGCGGTCCGGACGACGCGGAAGCCGAGCTCGCGTGGATCGGCGTCATGCTGGCGGGACGGCGTGCGCCGCTCCGGCCGCGGGGGCACGTGATCGGGCGGCCCGGACGCCTGGCCCCGCCGTCGCGGAGCAGCGGATAGGCCATGCCGCCCTTCCTGCCGGCTGATTGGACATCGCTCGGCACGCCGCTGCCGAACCGGGCCAGCGAGACGCCCACGGGCGTGTGGGCGCTCTTCGACGACCAGCTCTACATCGCCTACACGGGGGAGTACGGGAACATTACGGCGGGCTATCCCCTGTCGACGCAAGTCCGGGTGGGCAGCATCGCCCGCACCAGCACTGCCATGAGCTGGGCCGTGGTGTGGGACGGCGCCGTGGCGATGGCCGGCTACCTGCACTGGCAGCCGCGGGCGCTCTGGGTGAGCGGCAGCTTCCTGTACGCGGTGGTGATCTCGGCCGGCTTCAACTGGATCACGCCGCAGGCCTACATCCCCGCGGGCACCATCGCGGTGATCCGCACCGGCAACGGGACCACCTGGACGCTGGTGCAGACGCTGCACAGCTGGGCCGGCCAGAACCTCGGCACCTCGTCGCCGTCGCAGAACTGGGCCCCCGGGGTCACGGTCACCGCGTGGTCGGACGAGGCGGGGGACTGGCTCATCGTGGGCTGGGAAGTCTACGTGAACGGGAGCGGCGGCACCTTCTTCGACGGCGGGACCGCGTTGTGGCGATCCACTGACGGCGGGGCCACGTGGGCCAGTGTCCGGGCCATGCGTGGCACCTATCCGTTCACCACCGGGCCGACGCCGGGACCGAGCTTGGTGCTGGCGCCCCGGCGCCTCGACCAGGTGGGCTATCCGCCGCGCTGGTTCATGTTCGGCGGATCGGGGGGCATCAACTACTCCGACGATCAGGGCGCCACCTGGGTGGCCTCGACTTGGAGCGGGCTCACGCCGCAATCGGCGTTCGCGCTCCGCAACAGCGGAGTGGTGGCGTGGGACAACGGCACCGTCGCCTTCGCCCCCGACTACAAGGTGTCGTGCGACTTCGGCGCGTCGTTCACCACGCGGGCGGGCATCATCCTGGCGCCCGCCCAGGCGATCCTGGCGCCGGTCCAATTCGACGGCTCCGAGGAGATCATCGTCGCGGTGCGCGACAACGTCGACTCCTCCACGAAAACCGCGCTGTGGTACTCGACGGATGGCGCCGAGACCTTCACGAAGCTCGGGACGCTGCCGACCGCCTTCTTCGTTCCCTACTATCTCGCGTGGGCGCCCTACGCCCCGTTCCTCCTGCTCTATACGTCGATGCGGGATGCGTGGCTCTGCGCGGACACGCCGGATGGTGTGTCGACGCCGCGGGCGCTCTGTCCCGCGCTGTTCGTGCCGAGCGAGCCGGCGCAGATCGTCACGTCGCGAGTCTTCACGTGCGCGCCCGCGCCGGTGGCCTGCGTGGCCGATGAGGAGCCTTGAGCCATGGCCCATGCTGCCGTCGATATCGTCAACTCGGCCCTGGCCCGCATCGGCCAGACGCCGATCACGGCCGCGCAGTTCGCCGCACCGGACGACGAGGTCTCGACGCTGTGCGCGCTCCACTACGGGCCCACGCGCGACGAGGAGCAGCGTCTGCACCCGTGGGTGTTCACGCTCGTACGGGCGCGGCTCGACGCCTATGACACGCCCGCCACCACGCTGACGCCCGGCGCCACCACGGGCACCGGCGTGACCTTCACGGCGAGCGGCGATGCCTTCCTCGCCGAGGACGTGGGCAAGACGCTCGAGCACCAGGCCGGCCCCGGGACGGCGCGCATCACCGGCTACACCTCCCCGACCGTCGTGACGGCCACCATCACGGAGGACTTCCCGTCCACCAGCGCCATCGCCGCAGGCGCCTGGCGGCGGTATCTCGCAGCGCCGGCACACACGTGGGCCCGGACCATCGCCAAGCCGTCGGACCTCCTCCGGCTCCTGCGCGTGCGGCACCAGGTGCCGTATCGCGCCGAGGGTCGCGCCTTCGTCACCGACGCGGACAGCCTCGAGGTGGTCTACATCGCGCAGACCACCATCAGCGAGTACGAGCTGGTGCAGAACGGGACCTTCATCACGGATCTCAGCAGCTGGAGCGTGGTCAACACCGGGACGGGCACGACGGTGTGGCACACGGACGGCATCGCGCGCATGAACGCCGGGGCGTCGGGCACCACGCGCCTCGATCAGACCATCCCGACCGTGCCCGGCGAGCAGTACGTGCTCGGGTGGACCAGTCGCTGGCAGTTCGGCGTGGGCGTGGGCACGGTGGTCGGCAATACCGACATCGCGCTCGTGTTCGTCGGCGCGGGCATCCGCACGCTGACCTTCACGGCCCGGACGGCCACCACGTGGATCGGCTTCACCACGTCCGAGAACGTCAACGTGGATCTGGACAACATCTCCGTGAAGCGCACGGAGTTCGATCCGCTGTTCGACGAGGCGCTGGCCGCGCGCCTGGCCATGAAGCTCTGCTACGGCATCGCGGGGAAGCTCGATCTCCTGAAGGCGCTGTCCGAGCTCTACGGGGCCGTGATCCAGCGCGCCCGCGAGGCCAACGCCATCGAGGCCGGCGAAGGCAAGTGGGAAGAGGATCCCGCCGACGACACGATGGCCACCATCGTGCAGGACGCCGTGGCGCGGCTCATCGCGCAACCCGTCAACGGCCCGCTCGACCCCATCGACCTGACGGCGATGGCCAATCGCGCCTTCCCGAAGTGCCGAGCCGAGCTCCAGCGGCTGCACCCGTGGCGCTTCACGCGCACGCGCACGCAGCTCGACAGCACCACGACCGTCACGCTCACGCCCGGCGCCGTCAGCGGCGACGCCGTCACCTTCACGGCCAGCGGGGACGTGTTCGTGGCCGGCGACGTGGGCAGTCGCCTCCTGATCGACCAGGGCGGCGTGGCGCGCATCGTCGGCGTGACCTCCGCCACGGTGGTGACGGCCACCATCGAGACGGATCTCGCGAGCGGGGATCCGATCGCCGCGGGCGCCTGGCACATCGGCCCGCCGTGGCGCTGGGCCTACCGCTACGTCCCGCCGGCCGGGTTCCTGCGCCTCCTGGAGACGCAGGCCATCGGCTGGTGGCACGGGGCCCCGGTGGTGTGGCCCGAGTCCTGGGGCTGGCGCTACACCTGGGGCACGCGGCACGCGAGCGGCACGGCCGCCGATCAGGAGCCCGCCGTGCTCGAGGGGGCGTACCTCGTCGCGAACGCGGGCCCCACGCTCCAGATCGAGTACGTGCAGGAGGTGACCGATCCCGCGCAATTCGATCCGAGTTTCGCCTCCGCGCTGGCGGCGCTGATCGCGTGGCGGTTGGCGTTGCCGCTCCTGAAAGAACCGGGGCTCGCCAAGTGGATGAGTGAGGCCTTCGCCGGGGAGATGAAGGCGGTCCGGACGGCGGACAAGCTCGACACGCGCGTGGGGCCGCTCTGGTCCGACTCGTTGCTGACGGTGCGCTATTAGATGGCCACGCGCCTGTTCCAGACCGCGCTCACCGGGGGCGAAATCTCCCCGCGGGCGCAAGGACGCCTCGATCTGGACAAGACCCAGATCGGAGCCGACCGACTGAAGAACATGGCGGTGCTCGTCCAAGGCGGGGCCACGCGGCGGCCGGGCAGCTACGTGATCCACGACGCGGCCAGCCATGCCGCGCGCTCGTGGCTCTTTCCGTTCATCTTCAGTAACGCGCAGGCCTACGTGCTGGAGTTCGCGCCGCTCGTGATCCGCGTGTTCCAGGACCGCCGCATCGTGACGGGTGCAGGGGACGGCACCGAGCTCGCCACGAACGGCACCTTCACCACCGATCTCGCGGGCTGGGCCGTCGTCAATGCCGGCACCGGCACGACGGTGTGGAACGCGGCCGGCGTGGCCCGCCTGAACGCGGGCGCATCCGGCACCACGCGGCTGGACCAGGCCATCACGACCGTGGCCGGCCAGGAGTACGTGCTCGGCTGGACGAGCCTCTGGCAGCTCGGCGTCGCGGTCGGCACTACGCAGGGCGGGACCGATCTCTTCCAGGCGTTCCTCGGCGCCGGCATCCGCACGATCAAGTTCGTGGCCACCACCACCACGAGCTGGATCGGCTTCACGACGAGCGAGAACCTGAACGTCGACGTGGACAACGTCAGCGTGCAGGCCGCCGAGCCTCTCGTGGTGGTCTCGCCTTACACGGCCGACGCCCTCCCCGCGCTCCGGTTCGCGCAATCCGCGGATGTGCTCTACATCACGCACCCGGACTATCCGATCCACAAGCTCCTGCGGGTCACGGCCGTCGAGTGGGAGCTGCGGACGGTCGCGCTCCAGCCACCGCCCACGCGCGAGCTGCCGCAGACCTTCGCGGCGTCCCTCACGCCGGGGGCGACCACGGGCGCGGGCGTCACCTTCACGGCGAGCGGCAGCGTGTTCCTCGCCAGCGACGTGAACAAGCTCCTCCAGGGCGGCGCGGGTCGTGCGGCCATTGCGTCGGTCACCTCGGCCACCCAGGTGAGTGCCGACATCCTGGATGCGTTCACGTCGACGACGGCCATCACGGCCGGGCAGTGGTCGCTGCTGGGCTCGCCCCGGGCCACGCTCACGCCGAGCGCCATCGGGCCCGTGGGCGCGATCATCGCCCTCACCACCGATCTCGCCGCGTTCCGCTCGACGGATCTCGGCAAGTACATCCGCGTGTTCGGCGGCTACCTGCGGCTCGCGCAGATCGTCTCGGCCACCTCGGCGGGCGCCGTCGTACTCGCGGAGCTGGTGGACGCCGAGGATCCCATCGTGGCCGCCGAGCCCGGGGCGTGGACGCTGGAGGATCCGATCTGGTCGGCGACGCGCGGCTGGCCCGGGGTCTGCGCCTTTCACGAGCAGCGCCTGATCCTCGGCGGCTCCGATCTCGAGCCGCTGACCTTCGTGGGCTCGCGCATCAACGACTACGAGAACTTTCTGCTCGGCGCGCTCGACACCGACGCCTACGACTACGTGGTGCCGGGACCGTACAACATGATCCGCGGACTGGTGAGCCTCCGGCGCCTCTTGATCGGCACGGGCGGCGGGTGGCTCCAGGGGCGCGGCTCCGGCGATAGCCCCATCACGCCGGCCACGCCGCCGCTCGTGGTGCCGGAAAACGACAAGGGCATGGCGTTCGATCCCGCGCCGGTCATTGCCAACAACGCCGTGCTCTTCCTCCAGCGCGGGAGCACGCGCATCCGCGAGATGGCCTACAGCTTTGGCGATGATGCGTACAACGCGACCGACCTGACGGTGCTGGTGGACCATCTCACCGATGCCGGGCTCGTGCAGATCGCCCGCCAGATCGCGCCGGACTCCTACGTGTACGCCGTGCGCGAGGACGGGGCGCTCCTCTGCTGCGCCTACGAGCGGCCCGAGAAGGTGGTGGCGTGGAGCCGGTGGATCACCGGCGAGCGGCAAGACCTCACCGATGGCTTCTATGAATCGGTGTGCGTGATCCCGAATGCGTGCGACACGGGGGACGAGGTGTGGGTGGCCGTCCGGCGGCGTATCGCGATCGTGGAGCCGGCCGCCGCGCTCAGCATCGCGCTCGGCGCCGACACCGTGGGGGCCACCATCACGTTCACCACCGATGCCGCCGTCTTCACGGCCGAGGACGTGGGACGCACGATCACCGATCTCGTCACCGGCACCGGCGTGGCGCTCATCACCACGGTCACGTCGGCCACCGAGGTGGACGCCACCATCATCGAGGCCTTCGATGCGGCCGTCGCGTCGCTGGCCGCGACGGATTGGGATCTCTCGACCCTCCGGCGCGTCATCGAGCTCTTCGATTACGGGATGCAGGTCGATAGCGGCGTGCGGTACGCGGGCAGCGCGGCCGATGCCGTGTCCGGGCTCGATCACCTGGTCGGCGCGACGGTGACCACCCTGGCCGATGGCGTGGACGGGGCGGCGCTCGTGGATGCCGACGGCATGGTGACGCTCGCCGCGGCGGCGACCGAGATCCAGGCCGGCGTGGGCTATCTCTCGCGCGTGCGGACGCTGCGCCCGGAAGCGAATCTCCCCGGCGGGCTCAGCGCGGGCCGCACGCGGCGGATGGTGGATGCCCTCGTGCGCTTCTTCTGCTGCGGGCCGGGCTGGACCGTGAACGACAAGGACGTGGGGCTGACCGGCGACGAGGACGAGCTGATCCAGGACAAGCGCGTCGTGAATCTCGGATGGGACCGGCTCGGCCGGATCACCATCGAGCAGGCGCGGCCCTACCCGGGCACGGTGCTCGCGATCGGGGGGCGGATGGAGGTGGAGGACGATGGATAGGCGCGTGGTGCCGTTCGAACCCGCGCATTACGTGGCGGCCACGCAGGGCCAGGTGCTCTGGCAGGACGCGGCCGAGGTGGGCCGCATCTGGGCGCGTTCGGGGCCCGCGTTCACGGCGCTCTTGGACGGCGAGGTGCTCGCGGTGGCCGGCATCGCGCTGGCGCTGCCGTGGGGCGGCGTGGGCCATGCGTGGGCTGTCGTCACGCCCCAGGCGCGGGCGCATGGGGTCTGGCTCACGCGGCAGATCATCCGGGGCCTCCGGGCCATCGTGCAGGCGCACCGGCTCCGGCGGGTCGAGGCCGACGTGGTGGCCGGGCACGAGCGGGCCGAGGCGCTGGTCTATGCGCTGGGGTTCCGCGACGAGCACCTGATGCGCGCCTATGGACCGGACGGCGTCGACTTCCTCCGGTGCGCGCTGTTTCCGACGCTGCCGGACCGGCGCTGGATCGAGGACGGGATCACGCACGTCGAGCGGCACGGCCACGAGTACCTCGAGGCCGACGGGCGCTGCGTGCCGGTGATCGCGGGGGGGACGGGCCTCGAGACCATCGCCATCATCGGCGTGGCCGCGGCGGTGGCCGGGGCGGGCGTCGCCGCGTATTCCTCGTACCAGCAAGGTGAGGCGCAAGCGCAGCAGGCCACGTATCAGCGGAAGGTGGCGGC